GTTTGCAGGGAACTGAATTGTGAAAGTTCCGTTCGTTGCAGTTTTATCAGAACCAAAAGCGATAACAGCAACAGCGTTAGTTGTGCTTGAACCACCATCTGTTGTTGTGTTGTAGATTAATGCGCCGTTGGCTGTGAAAGAAGCTGATGTGTAAGATACATCAGAAAAATCTGTAAACGCAGTTGTTGAAGTTAAACCAACTCCAGTGTTTGTTAACGCTGCACCGCCTGCAGAGTATGCAGATCCAGCAGTGTTTGTAATTTCATTTGTTGCCGAGTAAGCAGTCGTTGATGCACCTAAAGTTGCTGAGCTTGTGTAAAGTGCAATCTTAAAAGAATGACCCCCATTACCAGAAGTTTGGAAATCGTGTTTTCCTTCTAATAACTCTTGTTTAAAACTAGAACATATTGCCGATGTAATTGCCATAATAAAACTCCTAAGGGTTCGTTGATGGTACTGTAATTCTAACTGTGCCGTCCGTATAATCGTCTCTTTTACGTCTGCCAAGTTGTTCAATACCAAACTTGTCTAATTCCTCTTTATACTTTTTATCGTAAAGTGTCAACATATCTACTGGACCTTTTAAGAATCCATATGCCTCTACAAGACAAGCATATAATAGACCATTTCCGAAGTATTGACTGATATAAGTAGTAGTATTTGAGCTTGATAAGCCAGTAGGAATAGCTTCATAATGGATCTTAAAAACATAAGTATTATCTGGCGCTGGGGCTAAAAATAGTCTTCCAGATGTTGTATCAGAAACTCCTGTTGCCCCACCAAACATAGCATAGTATTTAGGTTGACCTCTTTTTGCAGATTCTGTTGAAGGCACATATTCTTGTAGGTAAGATTCATCTTTCTTTTCTAACCATCTATTACTACCTGTAGAAGCAGATGTTGAATCATAAACTTGTACACCTTTTACAAATATAGTTTTTGCAGGAACGTTAATTGTATTTTGTCCTGTAACTAAATTACCTGTAGATTGTTTTTTATATGCATCAATCGGTGCATCTCTAAATATTCTAAGCTCTGCATTTTCAATGAACTGATCTGTAATTGTAGAAGTTAAAACATTACTATCTACTTCAGTATAGTCTTGAATTGCTTGTGTTAATGTTGCGTATGTAAATCCTGCCATTATGGTGTCAATGTAACTGGACCTGCGGTCACTGACATTCCTCCTGCTCTTTCAGTCACAGTAGGAGTTGATCCTAATGTGAATGTATAATTATCTGTTCCTGTTACTGTTATACTAAATCCTGATGAATTTTCAAACACAGTAAAAGCTAATCCTCCTGGTGAACCATCTACGTTTCTGAAGACTACCGTATTACCAGTAGTTCTACCGTGACTTGGTTCTGTTACTGTAATTGTTGCACTTCCAGATGTAATATTAAAAGGATTACCAGGTAATAAATTTTGTGTAGCTGGTTCTGTTCTATCAGGTTTTGCATTTTGTAAACCCTCAGGATCAGCGCCATGTGCTCTTGGTTCTAATTGTGGCTGTTTAGGTTCAAACTCTGATACATGAACTCTAGAACCATTCCATTCTCTAACCATTTCAGAATATGGAAATGCCATACCAGATCTATCTGATATAAATTGTGCATGTTTACCTTTTGAAAAATTAGACATTTGGATAATAAGTTTTAGGGGTTATGTAAGAACTAGATGATGAGCCGTCCTCCGCTAAAGCTCTTTGTAATTCATCTTCGTATAATAACTTCATGTTTTGAGTTAATTCTGGTTTGAATTTTTGTGATAAATAATAAGCTAAACCTGATGCCATACACGGCACAAATCTATAAGGTACGTCTGTTGCATTAGTATAGTCACCAACATCCTGTATTCTTTTTACATAATAGTAATTAATTGTATTACCTGCTTCTGTTGAACCAGGTGTTAAGTATAAAGTAATCGTAACTTTATCTATAAATCTTTGTACAAAATATTGTGATGGTGTTCCTTCAGATGTTTTATTTGAAAGACCTTGATATGTAGATCTGTTTATTTTTGTAAGAGGTGTATCAACATTTGATGAGTTTCTGTAAACAGCTTCTAATACATCATCTACACCATATACAGCAGTAGCGTCAGATGTTCCGTCACCTGTTGATCTAAACATTGTATATGTTGCTTGACCATCAACTAATGTAATTGAGTTATTTGCTACTTCCCAATAGTGAAGTCCTCTGTTACCCCACTCTTGAAACATAATATTGAGAGATCTTCTTGCCATACGTAACTGATTACCAGATACGCCTTGCATACCTATTCTCTCATATGCTTCTTCGATTATTTCATCGATAGCAAATGTTTTGTCGAACGTTGTCGTTCCAGATGTAGTATTAGCCATTTAACCTCCTAGCCGGCAGTTAGATTAGGGCCTGAAAACTTATCTGTTAATAAAGTATAAGCAGCAATGTTTGTTTTAGTCTTACAATAAATTCCTTTTGGAAATAAAATTCCATCTTCAGGGAATGAAAAATTAATTACATCTCCTGAAGGAACATCACCAATAAATAATGTTGTTCCAGAATTTGAAGTTGTTGTAAGTTCTAATACACCTGCACCACCAGCATCAGAAGCAATTATTACACCTCTTAATCTAATTGGTTGAGCTACAATTGCAGCAGCACCTGCAGCTGCAGTTGATCTTGTTGCTTGTATATCACCTTTACTTGCCATATTTAATCTCCTTAAAATTTATGTGGGGCCGGAGCCCCACACTAATTATTTATTACGCTACTGTTGCACCGCTGTTTGAAATAACAACCCAACCGATTGTGTTTGCATATAATAATGCAACTGTATCGTTTGCATCATTGAACGTAATTGTCGTTCCGTTTGCAAAAGTAGTTGGAGTTAAAGTTCCATCTCCACCATCAACAATCATAGTGATAATTTTGATTTGACCTACTGATCCATTTGCAAGTGTTAATGCATCTGCTCCAGTAGTAGTTATCTCCGTAACTAAGTTAGTTGTGTCAACTGCACCAGCACCAGATAAAGATTGAACTCCACCTGTTACACCTTTGCCGTAAGAAGCATTAGTTGTAATAGCACCTGTAGTTGCGTTTTTAGTTATAAAATCAAAACCGTTTTCCGATCGGACCGGTCCTGAAAATGTAGTATTTGCCATAATTATATCCTCCTAGTTTTCCGAACATAGTCTCTAGGCCGTCGACTATACGCGTCTATGTTCTAATTAATTGTATAGTAATAATTTTATATATTAGATTTGTATGAAGTGCAAGAGAGCCTTACAAGAAAGTGCGATTTCAGCGATGTAGCGTTTTTGTGTTACGTAGCTACAGATACGTCAGGTGCAGCTTCTTCTATCTTGTTAAGCTTCTGAGCTTCTTTAGCTTCAGCTTGCTTAATGTGACTGATGACTTGTCTAATTCTGTCATCAATTCTTACCATATCAAGAGTATATCTTTTCTCCTGATTATAGTGCTGCGACCATTCAAGTTCCAGTCCTCTCTTCTTCGTGTAGAGTTCTTGAACGTGTGTCATTTATAACCTCCTCATAGGTTAACCACATTTTAGATTCATTTGTGAATCCATCTTTTTCCCATACAATATCATTTTCTCCTAGTTTGTCAACTAGTGCATTTTCAAAGGCTTTGTCGTTGTCTTCTGACACAATCGTGAAGTCAGCGTAGTAGCCGTATGCTCTGATTTGTATTCGGAAAGTTTTCATGGGTTTTTAGGTTATAGCATAAAAAAAGGGGCGCCGCAATGGCGCCCCTTAATTATTCAGTTAATCAGATGATTACGCAGTTCCTGGTGAACCGAAGATACCTCTAGGGTCTGAGAATCCGAAAGAATATCTCTCTCTAGCTTTGTATCTAACATTACCAGTATCGAAGTCACCTTCCATAGCTGTTTTGATTGGAGATCTAACGAACATTTTTAATCCGTTAGGTACATCTGTCTTGATGAAGAACGCATCAGTGTCAGTTAAGTAGTTGTTTACTACATAACCTTGAGGAATCATCCCCATTGATACTACTGCGTTAATATCATTGTCAGCTGTTCCAACTCTACCTTGAGATTTCATCAATCTCTCAGCAGTAAATTGAAGCTCAGAAGGAATAATCATTTTTACTCCTCTTGCTGCAATTTTTAAACCTCTCTCATCAGTCATCGCCGCGATATCGATTAACGATTGTTCTAATGAAGTCTCGTTAAGGTCTGCCGCTGTCGTTAACTCATTTTGAAAAGTTCCAGCTATCGTTGGGTGGTCAGTAGCACAAAGCTCCTTACCATCACCACCAGCAAATGAACTGTTGAATGCATTGTTTAATACATTCGCAGCTTTTACTTGCTTAGTGTTTGCCATCGATCTTGCTAAAGCTTTTGTGTATCTAGAAGCTAGTCTATCGTAAAGATTGTCTTCGATAGCTTCTTCTGTGATCGCAAATGCTAAAGCAATTGTTTCGTGCGAATATCTAGCTGTGAAAGTTTCTTGTGCATTGTCAAAAGTCACTCCAGAACCTTCTGGTTTAACTTGAGCTTGCGCGAAACCAGATAACATTACTTCTTCTTCAAAAGCTCTGTCACTGTTTTCTGTGTCGAAAATTTCAGCATGCTGATTTTCGTATCTTTTATATTCCAGGCCGAATAGTGCATTCAATCCTGGCTCTAGTTCTTTGACTAGTTGTCCTCTTGATATTGCCATAATATTATACTCCTATCCTATTATATGCCTGCTTCTTGTTTTAAGAAGTGCTCGTTGATTGTTACAACAAAGTTTACATTAGCAGAAGTTAGATCATTATTGTCTGGATCTTTAGAAACACCAATGATCTTTAATTGACCATCAGTAGCTGCTAAGTCTCCATTATCTAGTTCTACTTTTGAAACAAAGTTGGGTGAACTTCCAGCTGTGTACTCGATATTAGCTACGTTACCAATATCAGTTTGCTCAGAAGCTCCTGCGTTGTTTGATTGTACTTCAAATCTTTCGTACGGGTCATCAGCTATGAATCCAACAATGTCTGTTGCAGTGTTAGATGCTTTAAGGTGA